TAATATTACTTAAAATAAATTTAATAAAGTGATTATATTTAATGAGAGGGTTGCCTTTCATTTTTTTTAATTTAAGGAGGTGTTTTTATTAATAATAAAGCAATATCTCAAAAACAAGAGAAGGATTTTAATAAAAAAGTAAATGCGAAGAATGTGGCGGGTAGTGGTTGCACGTTATTTTTAAAGGGAGATGGTATAGGGGATAACTTCTTTTTTGAGATGAAAATTAATGCAAAGCCACGAAAAACTATAACTATAAAGAAGGAGTGGTTTGAGAAGGCGGAAAAGCAGGCGTTTCAGATGAATAAACATAATTACGCAATTATATTCAGTTTTGGAGAGGCTGACCCTATTACTAAGGAATATATTAATTATGTTACAATTAACGAGGATTTATTTGTGGCAATGTATAAAAGTTATGAGGTAGTAAAAAAGATAATTGAAGATTTAGATGGGTTAGATTGTAAAATTACAGATAATCAAGTGCGAAGGGATATAAAATCATTCTTAAAAAGATATATAGAAAGGGGATTATAAAGATGAGTAAGGAACATTATTTAAATGAAATTGACAGGTATTTAGATAAAAAGACATGGGAAATTGCAGAAAATAGTAACGCCCATTATTCTTATGGGGCATTGAAAAAACATATTTCTGATTTAGTTATGGAAGATTATTGGCTGGACAGGTTATATACCAAGGTGATTAAGGAGGCACACTTATTAGGGGCTATCCATATTCATGATTTAGGAGATTTAACTTTATATTGTTGTGGGTATAGTTTAAGAGATATTTTGCTGAAAGGTGTAGTGGGGATATCCAATATATCAAGTGCTAAACCTGCGAAACACTTTAGTTCAATATTAGCACAAATAGCGAATTTAGTAACTAATTATCAGAATGAAATTGCTGGGGCAGTTGCGTTTAGTTCATTTGATACATTATTAGCACCTTTTGTAAAAGAGGATAAATTGACTTATGAGGAAGTAAAACAGGAATTGCAGGAATTTATCTGGGCTATTAATTCTAATTCCCGAATGGGTAGTGAGCCTGCATTTACTAATGTTACAATGGATATAACACCGCCTAAGGATTTATTAGAGCAGAATGTAATTGTTGGAGGTGAGTTTTTAGATTATACTTATAAAGATTGTCAGCGGGAAATGGATTTAATTAATCGGGCATTTTGTGAAATAATGCTGGAAGGGGATAGTACAGGGGCATCCCATGCCTATCCTATACCGACATACAATATTTATGAGCGTTTTGATTGGGACAATCCTAATAATGAATTGCTATGGGAGATGGCAGGGAAGTATGGAACGCCATATTTTGCTAATTTTATAAATTCAGATATGAAGCCAGAGGACGCCCGTTCAATGTGTTGTAGATTAAGGTTAGATAAAAGAGAGTTGAGAAAGAGGGGTGGAGGCTTATTCGGTTCATCCGAAAAGACTGGTAGTATAGGGGTAGTTACGTTAAATTTACCAAGAATGGGATATTTAGCAAAAGATAAAGAGGATTTATTTAGATTAATTGATAAATATATGGTTATTGCAAAGAATAGCCTGGAAATTAAGAGGGTATTTATACAGAAACAGTTAGATAGGGGATTATTACCTGCCTTTAAAGAGTATGTAGGAACGTTACGCAATCATTTTTCCACGATTGGGTTAATTGGTATGAATGAAATGTGTGTCAACTTTTTAGGGAAGGGGATTAAGTCAAAAGAAGGTAAGGAATTATCAATTGAGGTTTTAGACTTTATGAGGAAACGAGTTGCAGACTTTCAAGAGGAAACAGGTAACTTATATAATTTAGAGGCAACGCCAGCAGAAAGTACCGCTTATAGACTTGCTTTAAAGGATAAAGAGAAATTCGGGGATGATATTTATACTAAAGTAGGAGTAAATAACGAGCCATATTATACAAATTCCTGCCATTTGCCAGTTGATGAGGTAGAAAGTATTACTCAATTATTTGACCATCAGGATGATTTACAGATTAAGTTTACTGGTGGGACAGTAGTCCATATCTATTTAGATGGCGGTATAAGTGGGGAAAAGGCTAAGCAGATAGTTAAAACAATATGTGAGAATTATAGAGTGCCATATATTTCATTAAGTCCTGTTTTCAGTAGTTGTCCTAATCATGGCTATATAAGAGGATATGCGGAGATGTGTCCTAAGTGTGGAACGCCTGTTGAGAGTTTTCAGCGTATAACAGGATATATTAGACCTATATCCAAATTTAATAATGGTAAGCGGGCGGAGTTTTTTGACAGGACACAGATTGCATTATGATTAAGTATAAAGGAATAGTTCACGAAACATTAAATCAAGCACCTTTTATTGGGGCGGTGATAATTGCACCGTCCTGTAATAAAGGGTGTAAGGGATGTATTAATGAGCATTTAAAAACTGATGGTGTGTTTTATTATGAAGAAGTTGAGGAAATTATAGAGCAGGTAAAAGACTATATTTTTAATGAAGGTGTAATATTAGCAGGACTGGAATGGACAGAAAGTCCTGAAAGTATGATTAAAATTGTTGAAAGTGCTTTAAAAAATCATTTAAAAGTGATGATTTATACTCATCTAACAGAGGACGAATTTAAAGAAAAATTCCCTGATTTATGGGGTTTAAATATTTGGGTTAAGTTCGGGGAATATGATGAACGTAAAAAGGTAGAAGATTATTATTCATTCGGAGTTAAATTGGCAACTTATAATCAGTATATAAAGAATTTAGCGGGGGTAAAAGGGTGGAAATGATAGATATAGCAGGAATAATTGAAAAGGCGAAAGAGTTAGGATTTAAATTAACAGATAATGTAGAACATAGAGAATTAATAATAAAGGGACTAATAAAGAAAGAAGGGTATTGTCCTTGCAGGGTAGGAAAAGATGGAGATTATAAATGTGTCTGTATTGACTTGAAGAAAAATGGAATATGTAAATGCGGTTTTATTTGTTAGAGAAGGCTAAAAACCTTCTCTATTTTTTTTATTTGCACTTAAATATATTCCCTTTTTTTGATTATATTTATTGAGAATATTTAAAAGGAGGAATTGAAAATGGATATAGCAATTTTAAGATTTTTACGAGGAGAGGCGTATGGTAAAGAAAATGCATATACGGGTGAAGAGATTTGCAAAATGTTTAATATTAACGGGGCTATGTTAAGAGGAATTGTTCATGAATGGAGGGCAAAAGGTTATCCAATTTGTTCAGACAGTGGTGGATATTATTATGCAAAAACACAGGAGGAATTAGAGATAACAATTAAGCATTTAACAAGTAGAGCAAAGAAAATTAGCGAGGCGGTAGATGGGTTAATGCTTACTTATAGCTTATGGAATATAGGGGAGGGGGTAAAACAGGTTACACAATGAGGAAGATAGTAATTATATTAATTTTATTTATTCTGCTGGGGATGTGTTGGGCGGTAATTGAGGAGTTAAATTGTATAATAACTGAAATAAGAGCAGTTAATAGTATTGTAGATAAATATAAAGATGATATTATCATAATGAAGCAATTATTACAAAAAGTTTACGAAGTTAGGGAAATTTATGAGCGGGATATTCCTCTGGCATTAGATTTACAATTTCACACTTTTTTAGTATGCCAGAGATTTGAGGCGGATTATGATTTAGTGCTGGCAATTATGAGGGCTGAAAGTGATTATCAGGTTAATGCAGTAAATATTCATGGCAAGGGAAAAGATTATGGGATTATGCAGATTAATGAGGTTCATTTAGAAGATTTTTATAAAGAAGGCTATACCGATATATTTAATCCTTATCAAAACATTGAATTTGCAGTAAAGTTTTTAATGAGTAATACAGATATTGCAGAAGATGAACATCAGTTAGTAATGGCTTATCATTTTGGAAGGCAGGGAATGAGGGAAATAGTCAAAAAGGGATACAGAACAACTGAATATAGCAGGAAGGTAATGGAGTATAGGGAGGAGTTAAGGAATGGAAGATAGGGTTAGTATATGGGAATTTGCTAATGGAGAATGTCCTTACGGTGGTTGTAAATATAATGATGATGGAATTTGCATTTATGATGATTTTGATTTTTTATGGGAAAGAATTACGGATTTAGTTAATGCTTGTAAAGAAGGGGAAGTGGATTATAGTTACTTTTTTAACTGCAATATGTTGACGGTTGAAGAAAATTATTGTCAATATTGCGGAAGTAAATTAGAGAAGGTTGGTATATATGATTATGAATTCTGGGAGAGTCCGGGAATGAGGTATTATGGGTGTAATAATTGTCAATAGAAGGAGGTAATAAAAGATGAAGATTAAGGTTAAGTATTTTGACGAAAATATGCCTAAATTGGAGAAGATAGGCGGGGAAAAGAGTGATTGGATAGATTTGCGGGTTAATAGTATTAAAAAGTTCGTTGATAGGTATTTAGGAGAATTACCTATACCTGATGTAATAGATTTTGAGGATGGAGAATTGCGGTATTATGCAGGGGATGTTATATGGTTTGGGTTGGGCGTAGCTATGGAGTTGCCTAAGGGGTATGAAGCCCATATAGTTCCGAGAAGTTCAATTTTTAAGCAGCATGGATTAATCCAAACAAATCATATGGGAATTATTGATGAGAGTTATAAGGGTGATAATGATGAGTGGATATTCCCTGCATTGGCTATGAGGGATGGAGTAATTCATAGATGGGATAGAATTGCACAATTCCGAGTAGTTGAAAAAATGCCTAAAGTGAATTTTGTTGAGGTTAAGACTTTAGGAAATAAGGATAGGGGAGGGTTAGGAAGTAGTGGACGAAGATAGAGTTTTGCAAAGAATAGGAGCTATTAAAAATTGGGCAAGGGGTAAGGGCAAGGTTGATGAATTGACGTTATTAGTGGAGTTGGAAACTTTAAAAAGGATTTACATAAAGGAGAGTGGGCCAAAGAGGTTAGATTATAGGCAGAATATTATTGATAGATTGGACAGACAGACCGAGAAGGGGATAAAGAAATATGGACAACTTCTAAGCGAAAATAAGAAATTAACTGATTTAGATATGCTGGAATATTTGGCAGAAGAATTGACCGACGGGTTAGTGTATATCGAAGATTTAAAACAAAGATTAGAACGAGCAGTTGAGGGGGAAGAAAATGAGGAGAGATGTTTATAATGATGCATTAATGCGAAGTTCTGATTATACTAACCCAGAGGGTATAAAAAGGTTAATTGCCAGTTTAAGTGATTTAGAAAAGTTGAGTTATAGGGGCGACCAGGCGGCGTTAGCAATAATGGTAGATATTAAAACGGTTTTAGGTATGTATGGGATGGATAAGACAATATTAACAAAAAGACAAGTGGATGCGATAATATTAAATCTGATTTATGGTTATACACAAGAAGAAATAGGAAGGATGTGGGGGATAACTCAAAGAGCAGTAGGATTTATTATAAATCAGGGCATTAACCGTATAATAACACAGTTGGAAAAAGGTTATAAGGAGGGGTTAAAACATTACGGAGAAACGTCAGTTGAGTAATAGGGAATTAGATGAATTGACAGAAAAATGGTTAAAGGAAAATGACCCGTACTATACGGATAAGAGGAAGAATAAGAGGCAATCAATTGAATATAATTATGAAACTTATAGACAGCGGAAATATAGGAGAATGAAAGAAATTGAATTTAACAGATTATTTTTCAATAGGTTATTAGAATTAATTAATAAGAATGTTGATAGTGCTAAAGATTATTTGGAATAAGTGTTGCATTTTTATGAGAAATGTTTTATAATAAAATTAATCAATTTCCCTTTTCAGTTAACCCTCTATGGGTTAAAAGAGAGGTTTTCCCTTAAAAAGAGGATAATCATTACTTATTAATTAGGTAGTTGGTTACCCTCTTTTTTTTTCTATTTTTATGGATATTGTGCACATATTATATGAAGGATATTGAAACAAAAAAGAAAATGGGGGTATGAGATTATGAAGATTATTGAAATGAATATTGAGGATTTAATTCCTTATGAGGACAATCCACGAATAAATTATATGGCGGTTGACGCCGTGGCAAGGAGTATTAGGGAATTTGGTTTTAAAGTTCCGATTATCGTGGATAAGAATAATGTTATTGTTGCGGGGCATACGAGGTTAGAGGCGAGCAAAAGGTTAGGGCTGGAGAAAGTTCCTGTAATAATAGCAGATGATTTAACACCTGAACAGGTGAAGGCATTTAGAATTATGGATAATAAATCAGCACAATATTCAGAATGGGATTATGAGAAGTTATTAAAGGAAATTGATGAGTTAGCTGAATTGAATTATGATATTGATTTGACTGGTTTTAGTCAGGTAGAGCTTGATGATATCATTACGAATATGGAAAAAGAGCAGGAGAAGGAGAAAGAAAAACAGGAGAAGGAAAAGCCAGAGGTAGAGTTTACAGAACAGTTATTAGAGGAACATAATTATATCGTGTTTTATTTTGATAATACGCTGGATTGGCAAGTGGCTAAAGAAATATTTGATATAAAAACTGTTAAAGCGTTGGGCAGTAAGGAAGGATTTGAGCGGAAGGGGATTGGTAGGGTAGTAGATGGAAAGAAATTATTGCAATTATTAGAGGAACAGAGAGTATTTTAGGAAGGGGTGGAGGTTGATGAGTTTTAAAGTATATATTCCAACGTATAAGCGGGCGGGGAAGATGTTAACCCATAAAGTATTTCCAGAGGCTATAATAGTTTGTCCTGAAAGCCAGGTTGATGATTATAGAGAGTATTATCCAGATATGGAATTTATGCCTTGTCCTGATAGTGTTGAAGGAAATACAGCAAGAAAGCGAAACTGGATAAAGGATAATGCTGATACAGATTATCTTATTATGGTAGATGATGATATTAAGTGTTTTTATTATGCAGATAATAGAAAACAATATGAATTATCGGGGGAACACTTGAGGGAAGTTATTGAAAATGGATTTATAATGGCGGAAGATTTGGGGACAGTATTATGGGGAATTAATTTACAGACAGATTTAAAGTTCTATATGGAATATTCTCCCTTCAGTTTGACAAGTGTGGTTTTAGGGCCATTCACAGGGCATATAAAACGGGGAAATAATTTAAGATATGATGAGCGACTTCCACTTAAGGAGGATTACGATTATTCCCTACAGGTTTTATGGAAATACAGGAAATTATTGAGATTTAATAAATATAGCTATGAAGCAGGGCATATAAATAATGAGGATGGTGGATGTGTCAGTATAAGAACGTGGGAAAGGGAATTAGAACAGAATATATTATTACAGAAAAAATGGGGTAAGAAGATAGTAAAGTTTGATATGGAACGGAGTATAAATCCTATAGTAACAGCTCCTCTTAAAGGGATATAACTTAAATAATTAAAGTAAAATTGATTATATTCAATAGAGGTAAAAAAAATAAGAGGGGCGGGGTAGAAGATGAATAGGTTGATGGAAAGGAGTTATGATGTAATAGAATTAAATAAAATTTACAATATGGATTGCCTTGAGGGTATGAAGTTAATTGATGATAAAAGTATTGATATGATACTTTGTGATTTACCATACGGAATAACTGCTTGCAAGTGGGACACGGTTATTCCATTTGAACCATTGTGGGAACAGTATAAACGTATAATAAAAGATGGTGGAGCAATAGTATTAACTGCAAGAGAACCGTTTACAAGCTTATTGGTTACAAGCAACATTAAATGGTATAAGCATAAGTGGGTATGGAATAAAAAACAAAGCGGTAGTTTTCAAAATGCTAAGTATATGCCATTGCAGATAGAAGAAGATATAATAGTTTTTGCTAAAGGTAAAGTAAATTACTATCCACAAATGAGAAAGGGTAAAATGAGAAAACGTGGTGGAGCAAAAGAAAAGAGTAGAGTAGTAGGCAGTGGGTTACAAGATGGTTATGAAAATTACAGTGATTTGTATTATCCGACTAATATCATTGAATTAGCAAATCCACGAAAAAACAAATTACATCCCACTCAGAAACCAACAGAATTATTTGAATATTTAATTCAAACATACACAAAAGAAGGGGGGTTGGTTTTAGATAACTGCATTGGCTCAGGAACAACAGCCATTGCGTGTATAAATACAAACAGAAATTACATAGGTTTTGAATTGGATAAAGAATATTATGAAATTGCAAAAAATAGGATAAATAAACATATTTTAGATAATAATTTGCAGGATAAATATAGTTTGATTATATAATGTTAAATACTCAATATTTTTTACCCTGAAAGTTCAGGAACTTGAAATTGAAGGGAAGGTTGATATTCAAATGACAGCTAAACAATACCTTAGACAGG